AGTAGAATCGCCCATACCCAAGTCCCAAGCAACAAAAGACCGGCAAAGATCATCGCGCTCAATACGGGTGATATGGCCTTTTTCCTCGATAGTATTGATGATCTGACCATAGTAGCTACCCTCAACAGCCGCGTTAAATGAACACTCAAACTCTTGGTTGTACTTGTCCTCACCCATTTCTTTACGGGCAGAGTTAAGCTCAGACTCAGCTAGGATGTTCGTTTGACTAGCTTTAAACTCTAGTAGCTTCCAATCATCCGCATCATCTGCCCTGTCTCTTAGGTCAGCAAAGTGGTTTCGCCCTTTAGGAGTACCCACGAACATACACCAGCCAAGACGATCAGCAAGAGCTGGCCTAATAATCTCATTCCATATCTTCGGGTCTTGATCTCCGATCTCATCCAATATAACGCCATCGAAGTACTGACCACGGAGACTATCAGGATTGTCGCTACCATAAAGACTAATCCTACGTCCCCAAAAGTCAGCCCTGAGTTCAGAAATGTTGTGAGTGGCATTTAGTGGCCTCGTAAACTTAGTCAGGTAATCCCAAGCTACTCGTTTGGCTTGCCCATAAGTAGGCGCAATGTAAGCAAATCTAGGCTCATCCTTGTCGCACTCGATAGCAGACTTAATCAGGTGATTAATAGCCGCTACAGTCTTGCCCATACGACGATGAGCTACAACTACGCAGAATCTAGTGCCATCCATTGCCTCATGCATCTGCATCTGAGGCGCTCTAGGCTGATACGGGATGACTATTTCTGCCATGTAACTGTATGCAGTTGAGCGCCACCATCTGCGCCTGTATGTTCTAGCTTCTGAGTCTCAGCCCAACGCATCTGCGCTTTTGTCCACCAGATCAATGCAGTCGTGTCACCGCCTTGAGCCTTGTTAAACAATGTCTTAGCTATCTGTGCGCTGGCTTTAGCCTTGCCCAAGTCAAGCTCAGTGCGGTAATGCTTACGCAGCGTCTTATCATCAATGCCGATTAACGCCCCTATTTGCTCATGTGGCAGTCCAAGACCAGCCGATGTTTCGACTAATCGTTTGTTTTCTGCGCTAGGAATATGCTCATTCATTTTATTAAGGGGAAATATTAATTGTTAGACAACAAAACTGCTTTTTTACCGGTGAAATCTTCCCATCTCTTTACTATTACATCACAATATTTAGGGTCTAATTCCATTAGCCTTGCTTTTCTTCCTAGCTTTTCACAAGCAATCATTGTGCTGCCTGATCCACCAAAGAAGTCCATAACAATTGAATTTGCATTTGATGATATTAACAATTGATTTTCAATCATTAAAATTGGCTTCATTGTTGGGTGCAAACCAGATTCTCTATTAAATTCTAGGCATTTTGAATAATTAACATTTTTTAAAGCATTGTTCCAAATAGCAGATTTTCTAAAAAATAACAAATATTCAACATCTGGACGATGCTGACCACCTAATGGAATTGCATTAGGCTTCTTCCAAAACAAAATATTAAAGTTATATCCAGCGTCAACGCACCATTTAAGATAATCTGGAACTAAATCTTTATTGCAAAAAATATAACAATTAAGTTTATTTTTATCAAAAACTGTTGGTAATGTGTTTAAAAATGCAACTGGGTCAAAATCACATAAATGTTTGATAGATTCGCCAAGTTTTGCCGCAGCTCTACCTATTGGTTGATTGCTTCCACCTTCGGCTTCCATTCTATAAGGAGGATCAGTAAACACCATATCGGCTTTCTGCCCATCCATCAGCTTATCTACCGCATCAATGCTTGTACTATCCCCACACATTAGACGATGATTGCCAAGTTGATAAATATCACCTGGCTTAGTTGTTGGCTCATCTGGTACATCAGGAACCGCATCTTCATCCGTTAAGCCATCTACTTGCTCTGGCTCTAATAAATTATCCAGCTCTTTTGGGTCAAATCCTAAAATATCTAACTCAAAACCTTGATCCTTGAGGTCAGCAAGCTCTAACGATAGAATTGCCGTATCCCATCCTGCGTTCATTGCCAATTGATTATCAGCAATAACGTAAGCCTTTTTCTGGTTGTCAGTCATATGCGCCAGCTCAATCGTGGGAACTTCTTTATGCCCTAACTTTCTTGCTGCTAGAAGCCTTCCATGACCAGCTATCACGCCATTATCACCATCTACAAGAATAGGATTAGTCCACCCAAATTCTTTAATGCTTGCTGCTATTTGTGCTATTTGTGCTTCAGAGTGAGTGCGACTGTTTTTAATGTATGGGATTAGGGATTCTACTTTTACTTGTTTAATTTGCACTGCATTACCTTTCAGGTGTCATGCTTAATAATACGTATCGTATACATCCGGCCTATGCTGCCGTATCCATGCCCTACTATCCTCATGGCATTTAGCAAAGTCATTGCCTACTGTCTGGCTGCCTGCGTGATGCACATAGCCTCTGCTTACCCAATGCGTAAAGCCAGCCTTAGTCATGTCATCGCAGATAATGTTATCAGAATACCAGTTTACACTTGGAAACTTAGCTGCTTGCCAGGCTTCCTTTGATACCGCTGCAAATATTGGCGCAATGGTATTGGCTTTCTTTATTAAGTTTTCGCTACGATAGCGTAGTCCTACTATATCGTCATCAATGATAGGAAAACGTATATTCTGCTCTGGCAATACAAAGTCTGATCTAGCACCTAAGAAGCCTAGTTTGTAGTCAGCGTTCTCTAGCAATGCCCAATCTACCGACATTCTATTGACTGTGCTAGGTGTTAGCACTACATCATCATTAGCCAGGATAACTGAATCGTAGCCATCCTTAAACGCATAGTCTGTAGCTACATTGTAGGCATCACCGAAGTTAGACTCCATATTCGGTATTACCTTTATGTGCTTGCCGTAATTCTTTGTTGCATTGCAACTAAGATAAATAGGAATGTGTGGCGCATAAACCTCTAACGAAGTCATTAGCACCGCCAGCCCTGCGTTTTCTGTACTACAGATCACGATTGCTTGCATAAGCCCCAGAAGTAAAGATCAGCAGGTGAGTCATTAGTCGAGAATTCGTATTGCTCAAACTTGCTTAAATCGCACTTATCTCTAAAGTCTTGCTCTGTTAAGTTAAGATAATAATCGCCAAGAAAAGGATTGTCAGACCTGCTAGTCCTTCCTGTACCATGCTCCGGTCTCCCCGTAGTAGCGCAGCTAAAGAATACCAATCCGTTAGCCATTCTCACCATGTTTGCAAACGTCTCAGCCCATTGTTCGGCATGCTCAAAACATTCACAGCTTGCCACCACATCGAAGTAGCTTTCAGGAAATACTAGCTCCTCTCCCCTGGCTACAATGTCAACTCCACGACCTTCTCCAACATCCACACCAATATAGCTAGGAGTATCAAAAAAGATACGAATAGAGCCATTGATGTCAAGAGAGCCAATTTCTAATACCTTTTTATTAGTAAAGTAATCAGGGAATCTAGCCTTTACACCTGCAACAAAGTCAAGCTGGCTTTGATGGCTCACACTAACTCTGTTACGCTAACAGTTGATGCAACAACGGTAGCATCTTTAATCACTGCCATCTTATCGCCTGGCTTTACAGCAAAAAAACTAACAGAATTATTCGGAACCATAGGGCTTGTCGTAATGCTTGCAGTAGGCGCTGTACCAAAAGAAACGTGTGCATGGCCCAACGAACAAGCCACACGAACATGAGTCGTATTTGCGCCAAATGCCGTACTTGCGACAGTTGAGTTTGTTACCGTAAACACTTGCGTAGTGCCAGGTGTCCAAACCTCTGCCAAATTACCATTATTGTCTCTTGTCAAAATACTCATAATTACTCCATTTTGTTAATATCACCATTTAACTTTGTTATAGCCAGCAAACTCCTCTTTGCCACGCTTAATCATTTCTTTTTAGCCTTGCTAGTAGCTGTGCGAGAGCCACGTTTCGGCATAGCAAGCATAATGGCTACAGTCACACCCTTCTTGCCGTTCTTGCCGTTGCTTTCCATGCTTTCTTCTTTTTCTTCTCTCATGCAACTCTTACCACCTTTGCACTCACCGCCCTTGCATTTACCGCAGCTTTTTAAACCCTTCATTTTTTCTTCCCTTTCTTAGCAATTTTTGCCTCTGATAATGCAATTGCGATAGCTTGCTTTGGATTCTTTACTACAGGGCCACCTTTGCCTGAGTGCAATGTTCCACCCTTAAACTCAGTCATTACCTTACTGACCTTCTTTTCAGCTTTCGTCTTTTTCATTCAGCAGCCCCTTAACTTGAATAAGTAAGTCAATCTCAGTTATCTGGTACTTCCGTTCAAACGCTTTGCGACCCATGCCGTGATACCCATCATTGCCTCTGTGATGAGCAGGACACAGCGGGATAGTGTCGTAATGCCCACTTCTGACACCCATACCTAGCCCTAATCCCCTGACATGATGCACTTCTGCCGGTGTCTGAGGATAGCCGTTCCTATAGCAAATTATACAACCAATGTCTACCAATTTCGATAGATATTTCTTTTCGTCCTTAGTCATCAATATCGTCTATAAGTCTTTGCAGGTATACAGCTAAGTCCATTGCTTCCTCTTGTGCGTGGATAAGCCATTGCTTTGCAGATAAATCTGTTCTTTCTGTGCTTACGCCATATTTCATCATGCCGAACTCAGCTCGATCTGCCAGCTTTTGCCTGATTGCTTGAACATTCTTATCCATTGTTTTTTCTTTCTATTTTTTTATAAATCAAGCTAACTAACTCTTTAATTTGTTTAGGATAATAATGGTAAATGTTGCCAAAAGCATTAATTGATATTTCAGTAACTTCATCGTCAGTTAATTTCTGTAACTTAAATGATAACTTATCAAATAATGGCTTTTGGTATGACATTACTACATTGTTCTTTTGTCTATGCTGCGATTAGAAGCCTCATAAGAGCGCCAGACATCAACTCTAGCCTGTGCCGCTATGAGCATCCAGCGAAGCCTCTCAGCTTCTTCTACGGCATCTCTGAGACCTTCCAGTACAGCTTGGTACTCTGGATGAGCATAAGCGTCGGCTTCTTTTTCTGCCATTGTTGTACGTGGGCTTGATTGAAAACAAATAGCTTTCTTAGTTTTGCGATACTCAGTCAAGTAAGTAACTTGAGCTTTAGCTTTAGCATAAGCCTGTGAGTGCTTGATTATGTAGTCTATTGCTTCATTAGGATTTATCATTTTTAAATTTATTTAGATATTCTTGATTTAATCCATAGCCAATACCATGACCTAAATCAATTTTGTTTTTATCAGAAAATAACTCGTCATTACTACACCACCCAACAATATCAGCGCCAAAATCATCCACAATAGCCAGAACATAAATATCGCAAGGGTCATCAACTTTTTTTAATGTAGCAAGTAATCTGCCATTTTTATGTCGCGTAGATTTAACATCAATTGTTTTTCCTTTTGAACTAATTAAATCAACACCACCACTTCTTACGCTTACAGTTAAATCAGGACATATATTTAACATTTTAGCAACGCAGTATTCAGAAACAACGCCATCAATATCAATTGACCATGTATCATCTTTACCAACCTGCTTGTTTGATACTTTGTGCATTGCTTCAGCTCTACGCATAACACCCAACATTCTGCAAATAAACAACTCAGCTTTAGTTAAATTTATCCTCATATTTGCACATATACGTTAGAAACATTATCTAAGGCTCCTGCATTTTTAAACACATAGTCAATAGCTTTTGATAATTGTTTTCTTGTTATTGATAGCTGTAAGTTATCAGTAGCAACTAAACCATCGCCAATGCTTTTAAGATCGTCACCAGATAATCCCCACCGGCCAGTATTTAAGAATCGCTCTCGCACATTAACAATTGCTTTTAAACTATCCATTAATAAATAATACTCAGGATCATAGTCTGCCTGGTATGCAGCCACTAGACCGACGTTTAATCGAGCTGTGATGGTATTCCAACCTATCTCGTCACCAACGCCCTCGCGGAACTTCATTAGTTCGGTATGCGGTATTAGTTGCAATGTCTGCTCACTTTGCGAATTGTGTCGGATCGTCATTGGCAAGATGTTTCTACGTGGAATATGCCGCTTACGTGGCTTCTTGTTATTTGCCATTTGTGTGTGCCAAGACAGCCAGAATTGCTTGCTCTGGACTAATGACCACCTCAACCTGGCCCTTCCACATCTTGTGAAAGATTACCTGTTGCGCTGTGAGCTTACGTTCTGACTCAGGCTTTCTACCGTCCTTGATCTCCATTAGGATGTTTAATCCTTTGTAGCCTACTAAGATGTCTGGACAGCCTTCGCCGACATTGTGCAAGTGCTGTACCGTGTAACCTTCTTTACGCAAGCAATTGACAATATGCTTTTGGTTTACATCAACTCTAGCAGCTCTCATTTGGTTACATTCCATTGATTATTTCTATTTTGTGCCTCATGGTTGTTTGCCAAAAAACCACTCCTTCTTCTATCATTTTTATTTTTACGAACTAAATAATTTTTTTGGCTTTGATTTTTACTATTTGTAAATTGACAATCCAAATTATCCATCCAATATAAAGTTTTAATATCCTCTACTTTTTCTGTGTCCCATAATCTATCTGCCAATGGTTTTAAATATGATCCAACAAATGCCTGAACTCTAATATTTGCTTTAGGTGGTTGACGTTTCAAACCAGGTTCAGGTGGATTTATATTATATGGTTTAAGCCAATACCATAATTTACCCAATGTCACATCTGCCCTAAATGCTTTTATTAACATTGCATCATAAACTTTTTGATTATCATTCATTTCCAATCTCCCTCCAATCCTCTGTTCTTACGTTCCCATTGTTCAGCAGAATCTTTCCTTAACCTGTCTGCTGATTCCTGGCCTCTTTTCTTTGCCACCACTTGCAGGTATTCCATAGCCTTGTTTCTATCTTGCATACGCCACTTAATAACCTGCCTGACTTCACACCTATGCCGTTCTTCTTCAAAAAACTCATGCACCTCTAAACCGTCCTTTGTTATCAAAGTCACTCGGAAAGCCCTGCCATTTCTCAATAAACTGGCTACTTTCCCAATGAAACCACATGTGATACCACTCAGTAGATTCTCCGTTACGCTGCTTTTCGTTCATTAAAATCATGTCAGGCGCAGACATATCAGTCTCCATGCCCTTGTTGACTTCGTTCTCTTTTTTCTTATTGCGCCAGACGATAAAAACATTGTCAACTTGATCTGTAATGGAACTACTGCCACGCAGATCATTCTTGTTTGGCATCAACTCGTCAGACTGCAATTTGCGGATATGGTGGACAAGATGTACGTGTACATTGTGATCTCTGGCTAACGCAGTAATCTCATCTACAAAGCGCTTTTGACCGTTATAGTCATCTTCGCCAGCAACGCACTTCATCAAGCTATCAATAAACACATGAGTTACACCTAACTCAACAGCGCAATATCTTGCCATCGAGATAACTTGATCTGCTGTTACCGTACCCTGCTGATCGTAGAACCAAATATTGCCAGTACCAAAAGCCTTAAAACGGTCATACAAGGCGCGTTTGTAGGGCAGTCCATGTGTGGATGCCAACTGCTCGACGTTTTCGCCAGCAAACTGCCTTATAAGCCGTTTAATCGATACTTTGGGTTTCATCTCAAAGCTCGCAACGCATACTTTCTCGCCACGCTTGACTAAACCTAGTGCAATCTGGCCTGTAAGCAAAGACTTGCCGCCACCATTGGAACCTGCCCATACCGTCACTTCGCCAGGTCTAAATGCAAAGTTCTTCGTACACTCCCATTCCATCGGAGTAGATTTTTCGATAACAGGGTTATCCAGATTGTCAGCCAGCTCATCAACCCATGTCGATACGTCCTTGATGTTTTGCTTGAGATCGGTAGCTCGTAGATACGCTGAAAAATTAATATCTTCACGCAGGAACATAGTCATCTAATACGCTCCCTGAAGGTAAGATTAAGCATTTTTTAGCGGAGACAAAAACCGATTTAGCCTTGGCAGAAACAAAAGCGTTATGGATTTTCTTTAGTTTTGCAAGATGTTCGTTGCTTGAAATGTGTACAGTTAATCCTACAGCAAACCGCAAGTCCAGTTGATTGATATTTTCTATCGGCAATATCTCAATTTCAGGAAATGCCAATGTATCGCCAGCTTTAGACCAAGTGTTCCAGCCCTTTAACGGATCATGTCCGTAGCACACCCACAAGCCTCTTGGCTTAAAACCTTCTATACGCAACTTGAGTAGTTCTACATGGCCTTTCATGGCTGATAACCTTTTTCCCAGTATTTAAGTTTTGATACTGGTTTTGCAGGTTCTTGCTTTTTATACCACTCAGCCTTAAAGCCTTGCCAACCTCTAGCGCAAGTTTCAGCCAAAGCATCCTCAAAAGGTATGCCAGCTTTTTTAGCTTCTTTGCGAATTGAATTAATTACCGTTTCGGTAATAGTTGCTTTCTTTAATTTTCGATGAGCTACAAAGTCAGTCCAAACTGAAAGGATTACATCGTCTGGTTTGCTAATACTATGTTTATTGTTTATTGTTTCTTGTTTATTGTTTAGGATATGAACCGCATCTGATTTCACATCTGATTTCACATCCTTTGCAGAACCCCATCTGATCTGATTCGCTTTCCTAGCGCTATCAGCTTTGCTCTGATACGCCTTGATTTCAGAATCTGCACGCTTGTTATGCCATGCACAATCATCAATAGAATACTCAAAAAATTCAGACAAAATAACTTCAACTATTTCAATTGTTGATTTTACTTTTCTCGCAAGTTTGTCTTTATTAATTTCATCAAATGGCATTTCAGTTTGATAATAAAGGTCTAACATTCTTCTGTATGTTAAATCCTCTTTATCAGTCAAATGTGATGTATGGCTAATGTAATCGCCAATATTAAATTGATAGTAGTGCATAGCTTTTCCAATAAAAAAAGCCCTAGGTGAGACTCTCGATCATAAGATCGTTGGCAGACTGGTGAGTAACCAGCAGAGTCCCATCTAAGGCTTACTCGTTTACGCGCTGCCAAGCACGTAGCTACTATAGCTTAACTTTTCGTAGTCTGCAAATCTTACATAGAACTCCACCATTGAAATTCTTTTCTGACCTAGCACGCTTACAGCCTGGGCAGAACTTTTGCCTAAACGTATAGTCAGGACTAGAAACGGTAGACGTGTTCTGCAATGCTTGCTCCTAACCCAATGTATGAAATGTCTCTTAGTGGCTCACCTCGTGGGCTAACCTTTGGCAACATAAACTTGTCAGACAATTCTTTAAACGGCACTGGCTCTCGTGATTTAACCAGCCCAGGCTTATCAAACGACTGTACAGCCAGCCGCAGCTCATAAGTAGGCATATAAGCCTCACGGAGCTTCTTAATGCAGCCAGTAGTGCATAGGTAGTTTAGTTCTGATGAGAGCCGCTTCTTGTCTCTAAAACCACACAAGCCGTATTCTTCAACAAAGCTATGTAATGTCATCGTGCCAGAATTAGCAAAAGCCACACAAATCTGGTATCTACGGCTGCCTGTTTTTGGTAAGTCCATTATTTAGTCTCCTCGTATGGTGCTATGCAATCTGGATTTCCACATTCAGGGCAAATATCAACAGGATCAGCAAACACCATATCGCAAATAACTGTCTCTACATCTTCCGCATCGCCGATCCAACCACAATCCGAACATCTAGCTAATTCTTGCATTTTTATTCTCCTTTTGCGCCATAAACTCATTGTAATTCCTTAAATGAGGCTGTTTAGGTACTGACAAAACTGACAAAAGTCCTGCTTGCTACTGCTATTTACGCTATTTGTGCTATTTTGCCCCCGCTTAAATAACCCTAATTAGGCGGGTAGACAGCTAAATAATATACAAATTCCTAGTTTTGTGTCATTGATTGTTGCTATCGATGAACAAATATTCATAGAAAAGTATTTCTTGCGGCGAATAACGTATGTCGCTATAGTTCAGTCATACCAACGACGGAGACAGAGATGATTGAAGAATTAGATGACCTGCTAGTTTGCCTGGCAGCGTATCAAGAAGATGAGGCAGATGCACTGTGGTTAGAAGCAAAAGCAGCAAGCGAAGCATTCAATAACGCAAAATTTGATAAATGGTTTTTTGGAGGAATGAAAAGTGACTTACTCTGAAGGAATTGAAGATGGATTGAAAATAGCAGTAAATAAGATTAATGAGGAGTTAGGCACTGAGTTTGCCAGCTTGGGGATTATTTTGCAGCACTTGTGGAAAGTAAAAATGGGCCACGCAAACATTAGCAACACTAAATTTAAGGAAACCTTTTGCAGCCAGTGTGGTGAAGGATTCGGCCCTGGAGATAGCGGCTATTCTTCTTGCAAATCGCACTCAGAAAAAACGGCACTCCATCGGTATTCGTCGGTGGTCTCATGAAATTACTATCAACAGATGATTGGATTGCAAGACATCCTAAAGTCATTGCTATCATATTGTTTTCAGGATATATTTTGGCTTCATGGTTGACGTAGGAAAAAAAATGGATGACTTTAAATCAATTTTAGACGCAAGGTTTAAGTATGTGCCAGCAGGTAAAACTGATCTTGAAAAAACTTTTAACCGTATTAGAAAGGAGCAAGCAAAAGCAAAGGAAATTCAAACTTTACAGGAAGTTCGGACATTCAATAATGTCATCGTTAAAAAATTCAAATAAAGGTAAATAATCATGAGGCAGCAACAAGAGCAAGAAGAACAGCAGCAATGGCTAGTCTACAAAAAACTGCAACAGGCCCGTATCAAATTGCAGAATACAGCTCTAAAGAAATCAGGCTATAACAAATTTGCAGAGTATAAGTACTTTGAGCTTGGTGATTTCCTGCCAGCAATACAATCTATTTTCTTTGATCTGAAGCTATGCCCTGTAGTCTCATTTGGCGCAGAGCTGGCTACCTTACGCATCATTGATACTGAGAATGGCGGTTGCATTACGTTTACTAGCCCAATGGCTCAAGCCAATCTTAAAGGCTGTCATCCAATACAGAATTTGGGCGCAGTAGAGACCTATAGCCGCCGTTACCTATACGTCACAGCACTTGAGATAGTAGAACACGATGCAATCGATTCTAGCGAGCCTGTGTCAGCTAAACCGATCACTGTTGACGTGTTTGAGTCTATGCACAAAGAAGATCAAGATACTATCCGTAGTATTGGCGTAGAAGCTATCTCATTGCTTACAAAGAATGATATTGAAGGCGCAGTAGATTACATCAATGGATTAGACTTAGACGCAGATAGCAAAACAGCATTATGGAGTTTGTTTGATAGCAAGCAGCGCAGTGCAATTAAGAAGTTCACCACACGATAAAGGTAAATTATGGCATACGATCCAAAACCAGGCAGCTTCTCACTTTTCAAGAATCAGCAGAAGCAAAGCGATACACATCCTGACTATTCAGGCGACGGTAAAGACCTAGCAGGTAATCTAGTCTATGTATCAGCCTGGCTCAAAGAAGGTAAATCCGGCAAGTTTATGAGCTGCTCATTTAAGTTGAAGGAAGCAAAACCAGCAGTAAAGCAGGAAAAGTTTACGGATGATAGTTTAGATTCTATCCCTTTTTAGAGTTTGCACGCCTAGCCGGTAGTGGCGGGTAACACCGGCAGCAGGGGCCAAGTTCTCCTTCAGTTTTATCGAATTGGTGACCCTGCACTACTTATAAAGGATAAAAATGGAATTGTTAGATTATTTGATTAAAAATCACGGTTTTAAGAATGATCGAGCCATTGCCCTACACATGGGAATTGGCATCTCTACACTGTCAAAGATTCGCAATAAGAAGATCGTCCCGTCAGCAGAAATCATCTTGCGCGTACATGAGACTTTTGGTATTGATGTCAAAAAGATTAGGCAGCTATGCGTTGGGGAATGATCTTAATTGTGGTTGTTGCGTCTATACCTGGCATTGGTTTAGGTGTCATGAACAGGATGCAACACGAATATCACCGTGGATTCACTGAAGGAGTCGCGTCAGTCACATCGCCAGACATTGACAAGCAATGTGTCGGATGGATGTTCGAGTCTAACTTTAAAGATGCAAAGAAAAGGATATGTAAATAATGTGGACATCACTAGAGCTTGACGTTATCCGATGGGCAGAAGCTCGCGGAATTATTCCCAATGCCGAAGCCAGCACTCAGTTAATGAAAACAGTTAGTGAGTTAGGTGAGCTATGCGACGCTGAGATTAAAGACGATATATTAGCAATCAGAGATGGTGTCGGAGATGTACTGATAACGCTAATAATCTACTGCGCCATCAAAGACATATCTATTGTTGACTGCTTGCAAGATGCCTATGCAGAAATTAAAGACCGTAAAGGATTCTTAAATTTCAATGGAGTATTCGTCAAAGATGAGTGAAATGAAATACAACACAAAGCCATCCGAAGTAAGAATGGCTAAGTTGCTCAAAATCCTAGAAACGCCATCAACATACACGGAGATAGAAAAGCAGTTCTTTATCTCAAATAAATGGATGAAAGGCTATATCAAGCATTTACGCAAGATTAAGCTCGTCTACATTGATAGCTGGATAAAAGAGCAGAAAGAAATAAAAGAAGTCTATGTGCCTGTGTTTTGCATTGGCAGATACGAAGATGCCATTAGACCTGCGCCATTATCCTCAAAGGAAAGAGCGCAAATAGCACGTAATAGACTTAACCAGGATATAGACAAGAAAGACCTATTCCTAGCTAAACGCAGGGCTAAACTCCAACCAGTTAAGGCTGATTGGACATCGAGCTGGATTAAACCGCGATCACCTGCCCTCGAAA